CCCGCTGCTCATCTTCGATGAGGGGGACAAGCTGACGGACTGTGTATTGAATTACTTCATCAGCATCTACAACCGCCTGGAAGGACGCGCGGGTATCGTGTTCATGAGTACCGACTATATCAAGCGGCGTGTGGACAACGGGCTGAGATACAACAAGAAAGGCTACAAGGAAATTAACAGCCGCATCGGACGCAAGTTCTTCGACCTGAACGCCACCAGCCGCAATGACGTGTATGCCATCTGTCAGGCCAACGGGCTGACCGGTGAAGCCGAGATAAGACGTGTGCTGAAAGATGCTGAAACCAGTGACAATGACCTGCGCCGCGTGAAGCGGGTGATACATGCGCAGAAGCGCCGTGCCGAGCAGCAGAAAGGAGGGGCAGAGTAATGAGTGAGACTTTTGAACGTAATGCCAAGGGGGTACGTGAGATGCTTTCCATGAAGTTTGACACACTGGACTTTGAGGGGGTGTGGCATGACGCTTTCGGCACACCCGAGCGTCGGGGTGTCTGGTTTGTGTGGGGGAACTCCGGTAACGGAAAGACTTCATTTGTGATGCAGCTCTGCAAGTATCTCTGCCGTTTCGGCCGTGTGGCCTATAACAGTATGGAAGAAGGTGCCTGCCTCACCATGCAGGACACACTCCGCCGCTTTGGCATGATGGAGGTCAACCGTCGCTTTCTGCTTATCGACAATGAAAGCATCGAGCAGCTCAGCCTGCGTCTGAAACGTCAGAAATCACCAGATTTTGTGGTGATAGACAGTTTCCAATACACACAGATGACCTATCGGCAGTATATTGAATTCAAAGAACGCCACCGTAACAAGCTGATGATTTTTATCAGCCATGCCAGTGGCAGGCTGCCTACCGGACGCAGCGGCAAGAGCGTGATGTTTGACGCGTCATTGAAAATCTACGTCGAGGGCTACCGGGCTTTCAGCAAGGGACGCTTCATCGGTCCGAAAGGCTACTATGACATCTGGCCGGAAGAGGCGGCAAGATATTGGGGAGAATGTAATATGCAATGAGCCATGAGAACGACTGCCGACAAACCTATCAGCGCCCAGCAGCTTAAAGCCCTGCACGCCACCTTCCACCGCATCGGCATGGATGACGAGGCCCGCCACGGCTGCATCTACGAGTTCACTTCCGGCCGTACAGAAAGCAGCCGGGAACTGACGATGCAGGAGGCGCGGCAGCTGCTGGAGCGGTTGAACCCGACGGACGACAAGGCACGGGCCATGCAGATGGCAGAAGCCAGGAATGTATTCCGGGACATCTACCGTCTTTCGTTCCAGATTCCCCAGCTGAACCAGGGGTTCACCAGCGACAGCGAGGAGGAATACCGCATGAACGTGGCGAAGCTGAACATCTGGGCACGTAAGTACAGCAAGGCGCATAAGGACATTACAAGCATGAGGCTTTGGGAGCTCCAGGCCACCAAGAAACAGCTGGAGGCGTGGATGCGCCGTGAGGAAAGGAAACTTAAAAAGGATTGATACAATGAGAAAGAAACAGGAAATAAAGAAAGGAATTACCATTCTCCGCATGAAAGGGGATAAAATCAGTCTGCTCCAGGCCGAGGTGCTGGAAAACGGGCATAATGAGAGTCAGGTGTTTGCCACCTACGTAGCTTCTGTTCCGGAGGAAGACAAGGACGAGACCGTGTTTTATGCCTGCCGTGACGCCGCCCGTTTTGCCGCAGGGCGATTATCGCTGGAAGAGCTGATACCCGATGTGGACAGATATCCGGTGACGGTTGACAGACCTGAGCCCAAAGAGCGCCAGTCAGTCAGTGTACGGGAGTTTGAGGCTCTGAAGCGTAAGGTCGCGCAGTTGGAAGGCTTTGTGGAGGATTTGTTGAAAGAACGCCGCCAACGTGCCGAATACCAGAAATTGCCGGATACGAACCGTGCGGACTATATCGGCCAGAAAGATGCTACAGAGCTTATAGGATGTAGCCGTGAGACGCTGAATGCCTGGCAGCGTAAGGGTTACATTACCGGATACCGCAAGGCCGGACTGGTCTATTACAGCCGGAGTGAGCTTGCCGCCGCTCCGGTTGTGCAGAATTTTATCACAATAAAAAAGGGGAGGAGATGAGATGGTAGATAATAATAATCAATATATCCCAATGGTCCATATCGTAGACAGAAACAAACGCCGTGAACGGCTGGCGTCCCGTCTCGAAGTCTGTGCAGACCGTATCTGTGACCTGCAGGACCGGTTGATGGCGGGTATTACCGCCTTGAAGCCTATCGAGTACGACCGCCTGCTGGATGAATACCGGGCAGAGCTGGTGCGTTACGACAACATCGACCGGGAACTCCGGCAATTGGAGGACCCTACGAAAACAGAAGAGTACAGGGCCTATCACCGCAATGCCGGCAAGCAGCAGAAAAATAAAATCAACTATTAAATTATTAACCCTATCAAAAGAGCAAGAATTATGGCAAGAACAAAGAAAACAGTAGTCAGCGGCATCAGCCGCGAGCAGGCAGAGCAGGCCTTCGCAGATTTTGCGGCGGCCGATGCCAAAGTACAGAACCTCACCTCGAAGATGGACCTTGAGATGACCCGTATCCGCGAGAAGTATGCGGACCAGCTGGCAGAACTGTCTGCCACGAAGGAAAAGAACTTCGACATCATGCAGGCATACGCCGTAGAAAACAAGGAAGAACTGTTTTCCAGGAAGAAAAGCCTGGAGAGCGCCCATGGCGTGTTCGGTTTCCGTACCGGCACACCGAAGCTGAAGAATCTGAAAGGTTTTACCTGGGCAGCGGTAACCAACATCTGCAAGGAATTGTTGCCGCAGTATATCCGCACAACGGACGAGCTGGCAAAAGACAAACTTTTGGCTGACCGGGACAACCCGGAAGTGGCGGAATACTTCCCGAAGATCGGCGTACAGGTTGTACAGGAAGAGACTTTCTATGTGGAACCCAAGAAAGAGAATGATGCGCAGCAATCTGCCTGAGGAATATTACGAATACCGGCCGCATGGCAGGAACTGGGTGGTGTACCGTATCCGGCGTGACGCCACTGGTTCCATCGGAACCAAGATCGGGGAATTCCTCACGAAAGAGGAAGCCCGACGTGAGGTCTACCGGTTGAATGGCTGGAAAACAGATCTGAAATGAAAAAGACATTTAAACAATGGGCAAAGCAGGATAAAGACTTAGATGAGTTTTTATCTCCGGGTGACTATATTGATGAAAGATTATATAACTATATAGGAGAAATCACTTGTCCTGCATATTGCTCAAAAGACTTTATTCAAGGGTGTGATGCAATTAGAAGTGAAGATGGTGTATTATTTTACATAACAGTGTACAGAACCAATGATAATAAGTACTTATACCTCGGCGTTTTACCGGAGTTTAAACAGTAATTCAAAACAATAAAGATATGAATCAAATTAAGTTTAAGATAAAAGTCCTGCCATCTATAAAGACAACAGGACTTGAAAA